CAACTGCGACCCGGACGAGAGCGGCGCGCCGCTTTGCAAGCTCCCTACCTTGGTGAGCGACCGAGGCTACCGCTTTGCCCGACACGCGCAGATTATGGGTTGCTCGCTTCGCGAGCTAATCGACGGGCGCAGGGGAGATCCACTCAAGAAGCGTAACTATGAGACGTTTATAGTATCAGACTTCCCTTCTAGGGATGGCGACAAGGCTGTAATGCCGCTATGGGGTGACGCCCGTGACATTATGGTCACGTTGCTGACTAACTCGCAGTTCGATCCAGATACAACGTACATCACTTGCCACGCTAAATGCGCGCCACCAAACAGGAAAGTAGCTGCCAGTGAGTATGCGGTATGTCGTAGGCACCTGGAATACGAGCTGTTCAAGTATGAGCCACGACTCGTAGTACTCTTAGGGTCCGAGGCTCTCAAGGTGTTCAACCTACACGGGAATGGGGGCATCACTCAGCTTCACGGTACAGCGTTCGACATGAAGTATCCTCACTGGAAGGAGGACTTAGAGTTCAGGGTAGTGCCTGTCTTTCACCCGAAGCAGTATCTTGCCACGGGTAATGTCAAGACTAAATCTCTCATGCAAGAGGACTTGAACAAAGCACGATCTTTATTGGCGGATGGAAAGATAATAGATAACACGTTCTATAACGCAGCCTTTCAAGTAGTTGAATCTATTGAGGATCTTGCCAAGGTTACGAATGTGATAAAGGAACATGGTATCTTTGCCTTTGATACCGAGTCTCCGGGGCTCAATTTCATGTCCGATCCATGTATTTTGCTGCAAATTTCGTGCGGCATCGGAAAGACATGGGTTATACCCTTCTATAAGCACGATCCTACAGTGGAGTTCGGCTTTAAATTGAAGCCTACATGGATTAATGGGCAGCGCCAAGAGATCAATGACAAGCTCAAGGAGATCTTTGAAGACGAAACAATTGCCAAGTGCGCCCATAACATAAAGTACGACATGAACGTACTGCGGCGACATTGTGGCATCCGTACCAAAGGTTGGCTCTGGGATACCCAGGTCATGCACCATCTATTGGACGTAACCCCGCCGCACGGGCTCAAGGAACTAGCAGACGGGGAATTCTTCTGCGGAAACTACGAGTCTCCTGTTCGGGACATCACAGGTCACGGCCGAAAGCTCATCATGGGCTACGACAACGTCACTGATGCTATCCTATGGCCTTACGGCGCCACGGACGCCGAGCTAACCTACCGTCTGCTTGACGTGTACTACCCTGACATTGCCCGCAAGGCCAATCTCATGAAGCTGTACACAGAAGAGTCGATGCCTCTACTGTACACGTTAGCGGAGGCAGAGTATCACGGCAACCATCTAAACCTAGAGAACGTAAAAAGTCTAGGCGAAGCTTTTGACAACGAGATGGACGAGATCCTGGTGGACTGCCGAGCGATTACTAACCCTGACTTCAATCCTAACAGCACCGAGCAGGTAGCTAAAGCCCTGCGCGAACTAGGCTATGGGGAAGAGATCCTCAATACCAAGTCGGTCAAAGGCTACTCGACTAACAAGAACACTTTGATGAAGCTGGACCCGACTGACGTTCCTCTGGCTAGACAGATCATAAAGTACCGCAACCGCCAGAAGTTTAAGAGCACCTACGTTGACAACGCCATGAACGAAGTAGGCGCAGACGGACGCATTCGTTACGGCTTCAACATGGCAGGTTCAATATCAGCGCGCCTAACCTGTTCCTTCCTGCACCAGATTCCTAAGAGCAAAGAGGACGACGTAAAAGCCGGTAAGCTAGTAATGAGGGACATGATAGATGAAGAAGAGGAATTTGTCTACTACTACGCGGACTACTCACAGATCGAACTGCGCGTGTTCGCTCAGCTTACAGGAGAGAAAGAACTGCTTCAAGTCCTCCATGATCCCTTGGGTGACGTACATCGTTTCACGGCGGCGGCTGCCCTCATGTGTGAGCCTCACGAAATCAGCGACTACAATCGCAGTGCCATAGGGAAGCCGATGAACTTCGGCATCATATACGGCTCCGAGGGAGCAAGCCTAGCAAAGCTAGAGTACGAGGACGTTAAGACCAAGGAGCGCAAGCTTATTGGGGAGGAGCTGGCCTTCGGACTGGTGAAGAACTATCGGATGCGGTACAAAAAGATCGATGAGTACCTCAGCCTGACACCTGACATTGCTCGCGGTCGTGGGTCTAAGGTAGTGACGATCTTTGGGCGGGAGATTCTGATTCCAGACTTAAATCATAAGGAACAGTATCGCCGAGCCGCCGCAGAGCGGTCGGCAACCAACGTCAGCATCCAGTCCCCAGCAGGAGCAATTTCGTTTCGGACTATGAACCTAATGCGCGAAGGTTTGGATAACTTGCAAATCGGACCGGATGTTGCGCGCCTTATCTGTTCGGTCCACGATTCGATCTCATACGGAGTTCGCAAGGAGTACGTGGAGTGGTTCGATCAAGAGTTCAAGAAGGTCGCACAACGTCCAATACCTGAGCTAGGTAACATGGTGTTGCCTATCAATAGTGGGTGGGGTAATACCTGGGCGGAAGCGGAGAGGGCAGCACACTAATGCACAAGCATTGCGCCGGACGGAAGCAAAGTAAAACCTATATGTGTTGGTACGCAATGAAGCAGAGATGCCGATATACAAAACACGTATCCTATGCCAGCTACGGTGGCAGAGGTATACAGGTTTGTGATAGGTGGCTTAGCTTTGACAATTTCCTAGTGGACATGGGCGAAAAACCAGAAGGCACTCAATTAGATAGAATAGATTGTAACGGCAACTATGAGCCTTCTAACTGCCGGTGGACCACCCCTAGTACCAACTTGAAAAATAAACGAAACCGAGCTACAATACAGAGCGTAGCGCCCGGTGTCAGTTGGAGTAAAGGGCGAAACAAATGGCAAGCCTATGTAAGCGAAGGCTGTGAATCGGAAGAACAAGCTGCTAAGTTGGCGGCTGACTTGAAGAATTTCATAACGGAGTGGAAGGGAGCACACTAATGAGTGAAGAAAGAGTTGTATACATTGAACGGGATGGGCAGTTCCTAGAGGTTAAACTCAACCCAGAGGCGTTTAGTATCGATGAGAGCGAACTAGATAGAGAGCTTTGTAATATGGGCCGTATCATATTCGAGCACGGAACGTTCGAAGCCGAAGCGCGGCTTCGGACGGGACGCCTCGACGCAGAGAAGGATAGGCTAGCGGCGGTACTAGACTCGCAGATTCGCGCAGAGTTTGCACGTTTGGGAGATAAAGCAACAGAAGCTAAAGTCGGTCATGCTATAACGATAAATGAGGAATATCAGACCGTTGTACAGGCGCTGCTACAAGCCGAGAAGGATGCAGCCACGCTTCGCTGGAGTATGACTGCGTTGACACACAAAAGCGAGTGCTTGCGTGCGTTGGCATACAGAGAAAATCAATCAATGAAAGCAGATAGATAAAAAGGAACATGAAAATGGGTTTGATAGAATACAAACGAAACGATGAGGCACTAGATAAGGCTCGCGCCCGCGACATAGCCGGTGCCAACCAAGGTGCATTTGCTCTCACCCTTAAGTCTGGGCGCACTACGCTCCGCGTAATGCCTGCTTGGAGCGAGAAGGGCGTGTGGTTACAGGAGATTACAGAGCATTTCATCAACGGTAAGAACCGGTCATTCCCTTGCGTAGCAGAGTCGGCGGGGCGCTGCCCTATCTGTGAGCATGGTGCGAGTCTAGCAGCTCAAGGACTAGAGGATCAGGCGAAGAGCTTCAAGGCTTCGACTAAGTTTCTCACCAACGTCCTAGTGCTCAATGACCCGAATGGCAAGTTGTCCATCAAGGACGGTGTCAAGGTTATGAAGCTACCGTCAACCGTCAAGACGGCATTGCTTGATCTAGACACGGACAAGGGCGGAGGCTATGGCGATATCGTCAGCTTCCATCATGGCATGAACGTCAACGTGGATCGCACAGGACTCGGCCTTACTACCAAGTACGTCGTGAAGGTAGTGCCTCAACGCACTAGCATCATCGAGACGATTCAGGCAGAGGGCCTAAACCTAGAGTCGTTTCAGCTACATGCACTCGATGCCTTCGTACCGGCGAAGACATACGAGGATATCGTTGCTGAGTTCGGCGCTCTAATGTCAGACTCGCCAGCGCCGACAGCGGCTCCGGTAAGTCAGCC